GTAGAACAGCCCCTGTTGGACATGGTGATGCAATACACCCGTGGTAACCAGACCCGTGCTGCGCTGATGATGGGCATCAACCGTGGTACGCTGCGTAAAAAATTGAAAAAATACGGCATGAACTAAAAACAAGCCGTAAGTATTTGATTTAAAAGGGGCCAATTGGCCCCTTTGCTTTTTAATTACACGCCAAGTTACACAGGGTTTTGCTATGGCTGATATGCCCTGTCAGTCATCATGCTACGCTGCCTTACGGCTTGTTGCTGCCGTAGCTGCTGTATCATCTTCCGGGCTAATGCGTCCTCATTCATACCAGGTTCTGCCTTCACGCTGATGTGGTACTGGTCGTTGCTATGCACCGTAGTGCCACCAGAGCGGTTAGCCAGTGCAGGCGCTGGCAATGCGTTTGCTGGCGTCATCGGCGTTGCCAGTGTGTTGCCTTCCGGCACGTCATCGCTGCCAAACGGGTTGCTGAAAAAGTCTTTGGTTTTCTGCCACGCGCCACCAGCCACATCAGACACGGCGTTTTTAAACTCTAGCGCCTTGTTGGTCAGGTTGCCGATGTTATCAGACACCCACAGAATCTTATCAATCAGGAACGTGATTGGTGCGGTTACAAGCTCGATACCGGCAGCCAGGGTTTTACCGAACGTCAGCCCCATCTTACCGGCCTTATCCAGTTCCGCGCCGCTGTATTTGACCGGTTCGGTCAGTGACGTGAACCAGTTAAAAGCCGTCTTAACCGCAGCGCCCACGCCATCAATGACGGGCTTCAATGGCCCCATGCGCTCATACAGGCGGCTCAGAGCGTCACTAAGCGGCTCCAGCCCTGATTTGATGCCTTCACCCACGCCGCCAAAGAAAGCCTTCACACCGGCCCAATGGCGGTAAATCTGATAACCTGCCAGCGCCAGGCCAGCTACGGCAGCACCCACGCCAGTGGAGATGAACGCCGCACCAACGGCACGAATGCCGGTAGCCACCGCAGGCAGGCCGCGTGTGCTGGCCAGAACGGCTGATGCGTTCATGCGGGCGAACAGGCTGGACACGTTCAGCAATCCGCCTTTCAGGAACGTGAACGCAAAGCCAGCGGCGAACGTCGCCACACGCAGTGCCACCAGTGCACTGGAACCAATAACCACTGCTTTGGTCACGGTAGGGTATTCGCGCGCCAGTTCGGCAACCTTGCCGATAACCGGGCCAACGGTAGCCAGAACGCCGTTGAATGCTGGCAGCAGCACTGTGCCGATCGTGACGCCCAGGTTAGACACACGGTTGTTGAAAATCTTAAGCTGTGCCGACGTTTTAGCGGTGGCTGCCTCATATTCAGCCTGCATAGAACCGGCATATTTGGTCTTGTCTTTGACCATGTCCAGATTCTTTTGGTACGTATCAAGCTGTGTCAGCATTGGTGCGATAGCGCCAATCGATTCCTTACCAAACAGTTGCGAAAGCGTTGCCGCCTGCATGTGTTTTGGCAGCTTGCTGATCTTGGACAGGATGACGCGGATTGTTTCATCGGCGTTCAGTTGCATTGATTTTGCAACCTGCTTGGATGTGAAGCCAAGCTGTTTAAACGCTTCACGCTGTGACTTCGTGGCGGATGCGCCAGCGGTCAGGGATAGCAGCAGGTTTTTAATACCGGTGGCGGCAACTTCATTCTGCACGCCCATACCACGCAGCGTTGCACCCATCGCAGCGATAGAACCGGAAGCTGCACCAGCGACGCTGCCAAGCGGCCCGATGCGCTGCGTGATTTCCAGGATGTCTTTGGCTGATGCGGCGGTGTTGTTGCCCAGGTAGTTGATCTTGTCAGCCAGAACGTTCATCTGGTCCTGCGTCATCCCGAAGGCGGCGCGCATCTCTGCCATTGCCTGGCCTGCCTGGTCGGCGCTGACGTCAAAAGCCACACCCATTTTGATGGCCGATTCAGCAAACTTGGTTAGTTCACTGGTGGCGATGCCTGATTGAGCACCAGCGGCAACAATCTTGCCGATTTCGTTGGCTGCCATCGGCATTTTGGTTGACATATCCTGGATAGCCTGGCCCATCTTAACCAGGCCGTCAGGGGTTTCGAAGTTGGCAACCTTCCGGATATCTGCCACCGTATCTTCAAACTCCATAGCCTGTTTGATCGGTACAGCTACCGTTGCGCCAAGTGCGACAGTCCCCAGGATTCCTTCTTTGTAGCCTTGACGCTTCGCCAGGTTGCGTTCGCGGGCATCCTCCACGCGTTTCAGGCGTTCGGTGGCAGAACGAAGGCGTTCAACCTGCCCGACAACCGTTTGATAGCGGTCCTTCATGCGGGAGAATATCGCACTATCCTGCCCGTAACGCTTCATTGCTTCGTTTAGCTGGCGCTGTTCGCGCGACAGCTTAGAGATTGCGCTACCAATCTCGACGGTATTTTTCTTTACAGTTCCAAACGCGCCCTTAAGGCTGCTGGATACGGCACCGCCAATTGCTATTGTTGCAGATAATTTCTTATTGGCCATTTTAAAATCTCAAGTTTAAAAGGTTATCGGCCAGCGTAAATTCGCCCGCTGCCCGTAGTGCGGCGGCTGCTAAATGCAGTGCCTGGTGTGTCCTGTCTCGTTTCATTTCCTCCATTCTCTCTGGTGTGCTGGCGATTACTTTTGGCAGCACCATTTCAGCAAGGTCATCCCACACCTGTTGCTGTGTTTTAGGCTGCTGTGGGTCCATGCGGTTCATTCAGAAAGCGCCCCGCACCAGAGTGGCACCTTGCTTGACCAGGCGGCGTTTGGCGCGCTCACCCACGCTGACTCGGCTGGATGGCTTCCATTTCTTGCGCTCTAGGGTTGATGCGTTGCTTTCCGCTTCGTCACGCATGATGCGGCCAGCTTCATCGGTCATGTGTTCGTACAGGTCGTGATTTTTCATAGTCTTGCCCGCTAAGAATGATGTGAGGGTTATTGTGGTTTTGACCGTCCAGGATAACCACCAACCTGGTTCCAGCATCCATCGTTGAGGACACGATGAATGATTAATTGATTTCCTTTTTTACTTTACTGTTGCGCACTGCCAGTTCCAGATCGTGGAGTTTATGCGCGTGCTCTGGCATGTCGGCACGCATCAGTGCTTCAATGGCTGACCACATCAGCCCGAGCGCCTCATCTCGTTTGTTCAGCCGACCAATAAAACCTGGTTCAGCCGGGGTGAGAAAAACTTTTGCGTTATCTACTGCTTGTTTAATCTTCGTCGCCATAGTCTGCCTCTGTTCCGGAACTAGCTGCCGCTGTAAGAATTTGTTTAATTTCTTCGGTCATTACTTGTTTAAAACGCCGCTCGTCAGTCTCGCCAATCAGCATGGTGACTACCCGCTGCGGAAGCTGGAGCATATTGGCGCGAATGATGGTGAATCTGTTCGTCCATACGCTCTGGAACTCATCAATAGGTGCCACTTCGCCGCGCTGCTTTGCCAGTTCCAGTTCTGCCAGCGTGGCTTCTGCTCTCAGCTTTCTGACGCGCTCCGCTGTCAGTTCGCTTGCCTTATCGCCGCCGCTCATTTCCTCGACCAGCGCCATGAACACTTCGGCCAGTTGGTAGCGGTTGCGACCCGCCCTAGTTAACCTGCCGGACTCCACCAGCTGCCTGATTCTGCGTGATGACAAGCCGGTAAGCTCCGCAAGGTCTGCATCCGTCACCATCATGTCAGTCAGCTTGCTCATTAGCGACGCTCCAGGCCGGTGCTAATCAGGCGTTCAACCACTTGCGTTGTTGAGGGTTTATAGCCGCACTGCTTTTCAACTTCCGCGCGGAGCTGCTCAACCTGTTTAAGCAGTTCGCTACTGATGCGCATGGAAAAGTGTTGTTTCTTTTCTTTGCTCATTCCTGCCTCCAGCTATTCATCCAGCTACTGCGCTGCGGTTTTGGACGCTGTTCGCGGTAGTGAGTACGCACCAGGCTGGCCATGTAATTGACTGCGCGGTCAATCTGGTGCTGCGTCAGTTCCGGGTAAGCCTTGCGAATCCATTTTTCCGCTGCGTGGTCGCTGTAAATGAAGCCTGACCACCCAGCCGGTTGAACCACCACGCGCGGTGCTTCGTCATTGCCGTGGCGAACGTACATGGCGGCACCTTCAATGGCGGCCAGCACTTCGCCGGACAGTGCGGCGCGTTCCGCCGCCACTTTCTTGATGCCCCAAATCATGGTTATGCCTGCCAGAATACGGTTGAATCAGGCACCAGGGCGGATGCGTTCACCCAAACCACCACTTCAACTGCGCCATTCAGCACGCGGCGAGCGGTTACGCGGAGTTCATCATCAAGGGCTACGGCTGCATTGCCGAACGCGCCAATGATGGTGCTGGTGGTCTGGCCGCTGATTTCAGCGCGCACGCCGTAGGCACGCAGAACGCCGTCTTGCAGTTCCAGGCCGGTGCATTCACCGCCAACGATGGCCTTCACTTCGTCAAAGCGCAGGTTTTTGGCTGCAATCTTCTGCGCCACTGCGGTGAATGACGGGCTGGCCAGCGTTTCCGCTGCGGTTTCCAGGTGGTTCAGCAATACAAAATCGCACAGGTCAGCAATGCCGCGCTCAATGGCGGTGTTGACCACCTGCAACGTGGTGTCGTCAGCAAAGTCGTGTTTCAGTTGCTTGCGGCCAAGGGCGTAGCCAACGCCGTAAGACGGTGCGTTGTTGTGGTCGAACGCAGATACCAGGTAAGGCAGGCCGCTCATGGTGATTTCTTCGCCGTCAGCCACTTTGGCGAACGCACCAGGGCGAACGACAACGAAACGGTCAGCCACTTCGCGGCCAGTCGTTGCGCCGGTTTTGCCGGTCGGTTGCGTGGTCATCGGGCCAGGAATGCGGATGATTTCAGCGCCTGCCTGTGCCACCAGTGAACGTTCAGCCAGCACAGCGTTGAAAGTGGTCTGCGCGCCACCTTTCGGGGTCAGCACGTCATTCAGGCTTAAAAACCTGACTGCTGCCGGTTCCACAGGGATTACCTGCGTGATATTGCCTTCACGGTCGGCGCGAATGTGGCCACCTGGGTGGTTCAACGCGTCGTTGATAAGTTGAGATAAAACGCTCATTTATTGCCTCATATACAATGTGTTGTCGATGAGGCAAGTTTATTACCTGTGGTACATGTATTTCTTCTTGGGGTTTGTCATGCGCGTGCTTCAATTTGGAAATTGGAAACGCAATTTTTTTGCACCCAGATGTCACTTTCTGCGGGTCATGTGCCCCCGCCCTGGCGTGCCGCCCGGGAAGAACCTAGATGAAAATAACTCTCATCTTTGAATCATGCCTGGACCATCAGAACAATCATTGGGCGAGCACAGCTTTAGTGCTGGTGGTGGCGGTAGTGCAGACACAGTGCAGAGGCAGTGCACTATCCGCACTGCCTCTGCACTGACCTGAAAGCCGCGCCAGAAGCGGGATTGCGCGGATTTAATAGGGCAAATAGTGCAGAAGTGCAGATGATTTCTTAGTACGGTAAGAGGCTATCGGTTAATTGGTATGCAGATAGGTTCTATATTTCTTTTACTTAATTATCTGCACTATCTGCACTAAATTGAATTAAAATAAGAAATAACAACATGTTAGATCAGTGCAGATGGCTTTAATATATCTGCACTGAATCTGCACTGAATCTGCACTTATTGGGCAATAAAAAAACCGCCTCAGTGGGCGGCTTGTCGGTTCAGTCAGTATCGCCGTTAGTTGGCGGGCGATTATCGCCGATGAGACGCGGCATCCTGTACCACGTCTTACCATTTGTTCTGTTTGGCTCACCAAACATTGATTTCAGTACCGGTGATGCGGTGCGTGATTGGGCTACTGTCGGCTTATCGTAGCCAATTTCGCGCAGTACTTCAGCAGCGTTCATCCTGCGATGTCGTGGAGCTGTCGTGCTGTAACTCGCGCGGATTAGCTCCTCAATTGGATCAACATTACGATGTTTGTCGTTAATGGCCTCCAGCGCGGATTCTTCGTCGCGCTCCAGCCACCATTGCTCACCAGCTTTAAACCACTCGAACACTTCAGCCCACATTTGTTGCATGTTGATTTTGTGTTTGCTGTTCACCTGTGTGACTGGCACAGTCCACCAGCGCACGTTCCCGGTGTCGTCAGCCAAGAATTGCTCTGGGTTCACACTAGCGAAAAACACAGTACGACGGCCATATTTACCCTCAGTACGCGCATATGGTCTGCGGAACTGGTCAACGTCCTGGCTTATGAAGCCTTTCAGTCGTGCGATATCCGCTTTGCGCAGCGTGCCGTCCAATTCGCCGAGTTCACAAATCCAGTGAGACACAGCGCTGATGATAGTGTCTTTATTGTCGGGGTTAATAGTCGCGTCAATTTTAATCAGATCGCGTAGCTCTTCAGGCACCAGTGAACGAATCCACGCTGTTTTACCCAATGATTGCTCCCCCTGGAATACCAGCACGCCTTTGGACCAGAAACCGTTCGGCTTGGCGGCGGCAGCAACCGCTGAAATCAGCCACCGGCGCAGAAACATTGCAAAAAGTTTGCGGTCGTAGCCGTCTCGCGTCTGCACAGTATCCATCAAGTCAGAGAACCGGCTGACGCCATCCCACGGCCTGGAAGTGATGAAATCCATCACCGGGTTAACAAGATTTTCATCCCCTATATTTAACATATAGCCAGCCACATCGGCCTTCGGGACGCGATTCAGAGCGCACAGGCTGACAACTGTATTTAGTGCCGTCTCGCGCGTATTATCTTGCGTTCCGCTTTGGCCAGGGTAGCGGATAACAAGATCTTTCCTAATCACATCATAACGAACCGTAAAACCATAATGATTCAGCAAGCAGCGCAAGTTCGGAATTGTATTTAACGGTTGCCCTTTATCTGACAGATACGGAAAATCAAACGGGCTAAGCAGTGGCATATCGTGAATGTCTTTTACAGTTGCTGCGGCGGTTGCTCGTTCTTCTTTGCGCAGCATGCCCACCAGGCTTTCACCGCGTAGGGCGGCGTCTCTAAGCCTGTCCATGTTCCATTTTTCCGGTTCACGGTCAGTAATGCCTTTAAATAAACGGGCTTCCTTAACTCCAGCCACTGCCAGCTTGTCAGCAATAGTGCTGATTTGAAGTTGCTTAATATCACCAGCCAGATATACCCGCGCAGACCGGCGACCATCGTCGATAATTCGTAGATTATCTAAATCAGCCAGTTGTCTTGGCCCAAGATAGACAGGAGGAGTAGTGTCACCGGCAACTTGTTTACCCATTCCTTCTTCCCAGCCCTTGGCATGGCTCCAAGCGTCAGAACCGGCAAAAATAATTGCTTCCGTAAAAGGGTCTTTAGGTAATAGCTTAACGTTAGGCGCGTTTCTCATATCGCACCCCGCGTTTTAACTCCAGATACATCGCCCATGATTCAGAATCGCTGATGCGAAACGGTACCAGGCTATCAGCCATAGCGGCGTGACGTGAAACAATAGTCCACGGGCGGTTTACACCTTCGCGAATGCATGCTTGCAACAATAATTGTGCTGCCGCCATACGCTGGGCGGTAAGTTCGTCAACGGTTAACTGGCGCTGTGGGTTACGCAACAGGCTGTTATAACGACTGATAGCCTGATTTACGGTTGTTTTCTTCATAAGCCACCTCAGCGCTGTACTTGCTGGCGGCTTTTCATCCAGGCCTCTACTTCGGCCTTATGCCACGCCACTCTTTTTGGACCTAACTGAACACGTGCAGGAAACATTCCTGACACTTCATAGCGCCAAATGGTCACGCGGCTAAGAGTAGTTAATGCGCAGACTTGCTTTGTTGTTAACATTTCCATTTTACTGCCCTCAAACAGGGCCGGTGGAAATATGGTATGCAATGATATATAGTGATACTGCGTTATGAACCAACGCAACCATTGCAGCCATTCCACTGGCTTTTTGGTATCAAGGGGTCGATTTCAAGTTTTCGCGGACTGAATCGGCCCCGTTCTTTTTGTGCGTCTCGATAAGCACAGATTCAAGATAATACTTATTGTTTCACCATGCAAATTACCTAGGTAAAACAAGCATTTAACTACTTAAATGTTTATTTACAAAGGTAAATGCCGCCGCTGCTAACTGCTTGTTTTATCAAGCCACAATTAATTTGTAATTTTTTGTAAATCTGAAAGTTTTTCAACCCATTTATTTAGGGCATCTAACTTTTCGGGCAGATACTGACTCCGATTGTAAATTGCCAGCACACCACCCAGCGTGTGACCGAGCAACTGTTCAACAACGTGCGGCGCAACTCCCATATCATTTAATGTCGTTGAAAATGTTCTTCTGAAATCGTGCAGAGTCCATGGCTCCGAATGAGCAAAACGCTTGTATATAGACCTACCGTATTGGCTGACTGTTTCCGGTTTTTTTGCCTCTCCAAGCAATAAACCACTTGCCTCGTTACGTTCCAGGAGTCCAACAAGAAACGGCCTTAGTGCTTCAGGTATAGGTCGGACTATTTTGTCTCCGCTCTTGGAGTGTTCTTTTGGAACAGTCCAAATCCATGTTTTCGTGTCCCATTCTTTGATCGCTGATAAACGAACCTCGTGAGTACGAGCACCAAAGACAACCAAAATTTTTATCAATGCAGAGTAATAAGGGGAGAAAAAGTCCTCAGAATTGACAGCGAACCAAATATCTCTTATCTCCGATTCAGAATGAACACGGTCACCTTTCCCCTGTTTCTTACCAACATCTGGTATCGCCAAATCATCCAGAGCATTGCTGAACGCATACCGACGAACTCGGCAATATTTAAGGGCCTGCTTGCACATCTGGAAAATGTAACCAGCAGCCACCGGAGATTTTTTCTTAGTTCTATCAAAGCATGAAAGCCAATGTTTGGTTTCGCACAGTGATAAAGGCATATCCCCTATATAGGGAAAAATGTGCTTATCCAATTGCGCCTGGTGCCTTTGATAGTTTGCCCGGTTATGAACAGCATAGTTGTCTATCCAGTACTGCAAAGCCTGCCTTACTGTCACGGGATTCAATGTTTCTGTCGATGTAAGTTTGTATTGATCTTTCGGGTCAAGATTGTCAGCAAGCCAAGACTTACATTTGTCTCTCTGTGCACGTGCGGCAGATAACGACAAATCAGGGTAGCGTCCCAGCACAAGTGTTAATGGGTTAGTGCTTTTATGAGGGTTCCTGTAACGGAATAGCCATAAAAGGTTATTAGTCGGTCGCTTGTCATCATTGCCAGTCTGTTTCTGTGAAGGGGTCACACGTATGGACAGGCCTGCACCATCAGCGATGGTTTTCGGTTTTGTGACATCAGCCCGCATTAAGGCGCGCAGTTTCATGTCTGATAATTTGTCATTGGCCATAATAGTTACACCAATAGTTACACTAAAGGCATGATAACCATTAAAACAAACTGAAACAATACGAACGAAAGCAATAAAAATAAATACCTAAAAATCAATATATTGTAATTACTTTAAATTACTCACGATGTTTCAAAGTGATTTATGATGATAAGCACATCTATAATACGGCATGAACTAATTCAGGTTAGCTAAATGCTTGATTAAAAAGGCGCTACTCGGCATGGGGAAGCGCCTTTTTTATAGGTGTCACAAAGGGAGTGACCATGAGAACAGGATGTGAACCGACCCG